GATAGTTAGACTTGACCACAAAGACCCAAACGAATATTTAAAGATAGGAAAAGCGAAGGAGTTTGTGCAAGATTGGTGGAGTGCAGAATCATACACACCGGCAGGCATAGTAAACTTAGCCAAGCTAGGAGATGCTTTATACGAAGAGGAGTATTGTGAAACGATACCATATCCTTGGAGTGCCATGAATGAAAAAACATATGGCATGAGAACAGGAGAGTTAGTTACATTTACTTCTGGTGCTGGCATGGGTAAGTCTTCAATCATGCGTGAGTTAATGCATCACATCTTAAAAAATTCTAGTGATAACATAGGAATACTAGCACTAGAAGAAAGCACAAAGAACACTGCATTTAATATCATGTCAGTGGAGGCTAATCAAAGATTATATATTAAGGAGATACGAAGTCAATTTTCAAAAGAGCAGTTACACCAGTGGCAAAAAGATACGATTGGCTCTGGTAGATTCTTTGCCTTTGACCACTTTGGTTCTATCAGTAATGATGAGATATTATCTAGAGTTCGATACATGGCAAAGTCTTTGGATTGTAAGTGGATATTCTTAGACCATCTCTCTATCTTAGTTAGTGGACAAGATGATGGAGATGAAAGAAAATCTATTGATGTATTGATGACTAAGTTGCGTTCTCTGGTAGAAGAAACAGGAGTTGGTTTATTATTAGTATCACATCTTAGGAGACCAACAGGAGACTTAGGCCATGAGAATGGTAAGGAGGTTACACTATCACACCTTAGAGGAAGTGCAAGTATCGCACACCTATCTGACAGTGTGATAGCATTGGAGAGAAACCAACAAGCAGATGATGAAGTCATAGCATGCACAACAACAATTCGTATTCTCAAGAACAGATACACTGGAGAGACAGGAGTATGTACGTACTTGCATTATGATAAAAAGTCTGGTAGAATGTCTCAAATAGATAATCCTTTTGAAGATGAATTTAATAATCAAGCACAAGGAGTTTTATAATATGAAGTGTTATAACTGTGAAACAGAATTAATTTGGGGTGGTGACCATGACTGTGAAGAACACGAAGACCATGCTATCGTTACTAATCTTTCTTGTCCTGAATGTGATGCCTTTCATTTAGTGTACTGGGGTCACAAAGGAGAAGAAGAAGAAAGTAAACAGCTTTGGATAGAAGGTTATAAAGATTGGTTACATAAAAAAGAACTTGACACAGATGATAAGATGTGGTATCATTACTGTGATGTCGAAAAAAGTGAAATGGAAATAGGTAAAGGAGAAGAGTGTAGTTGGTGTGGTGCAAATGAAAGTAGTTCTTGATATTGAAACAGATGGATTTAATCCTAGTAAAGTACATTGTATTGTAGCAAAAGATATAAATACAAATGTTGTTACAGTGTTTGACCCATCTACTATGTACAGTTTTAATAACTGGGCAAAGCAAGTAGATAAATTTATTATGCATAATGGATTATCTTTTGATGTTCCGGTTCTTAATAGACTGCTTAATTCAAACATACTACCAGGTGATGTTATTGATACATTAGTTTTATCTCAGTTGTTTAATCCTATACGAGAGAAAGGACATAGCCTAAAAGCATGGGGTGAAAAACTAAACATGTTAAAAGGTGGTGAAGATGTAAACTTTTCTAAGTACGATTACAATATGCTAAAGTATTGTAAACAAGATGTAGAAATAACACATGCTGTTTATAATGAATTAGTAAAAGAAAGCAAAGGTTTTTCTAAGGAGTCTATAGATTTAGAGCATGACATTAGATTAATCATTGACCAACAAGAGAAGAATGGTTTTGCTTTTGATATACAGAAAGCACAGGAGTTACTAGCAAAACTAAAAGACGATATCTATGACTTAGAGCAATGGTCGTTAGAAGAGTTCGAACCTACCATTGTGGAGATGAAGACGAAGACAAAAGAAATACCATTTAACATTGGTTCTCGTCAGCAGATAGCTGATAGATTAATGAAGAGAGGATGGAAACCAAAACAGTTTACTGATAAAGATAATATTATAATTAACGAAGCTGTTTTAAAAACCATTAAAGAGCCAGAGTTAAAATTAATTGCAGAAAGATTTGCAAAATATTTTTTACTGCAGAAGAGAGCAGTAATGGTGGAGTCTTGGATTGAGGCATGTGATGAGAATAATAAAGTTCATGGAAGAGTGATGACACTACGAACTATTACTGGTCGCATGGCACATAACTCACCAAACATGGCACAAGTTCCGGCCACATATTCACCATATGGAAAGGAGTGTAGAAACTTATGGACTGTATCAGACCCAACAAAATATAAATTAGTAGGCACTGATGCTAGTGGTTTAGAGTTACGTTGTCTTGCACATTATCTTAATGATACAAATTATACAGATGAGATATTGAATGGAGATATACACACTAAGAATATGGAGTTAGCAGGAATAAAGAATAGAGACCAGGCCAAGACATTTATCTATGCCTTTCTCTATGGTGCTGGTGCAGAAAAGATAGGTAAGATAGTAGGAGCTGGAAAGGAGCAAGGTAATATGTTAATTAAAAGATTCTTGTCTAACCTACCTTCTCTAAAAAGATTGCGTGAGCAAGTAGAAACTGCTGGTAGAAGAGGAAGAATATTAGCTATAGATGGAAGGTACTTAAAAGTTAGAAGTGCACATTCAGCATTAAATACTCTTCTACAAGGAGCCGGTGCTATTATTTGTAAACATTGGTTACTACATATCATAAAAAGAGTTTACAATAAAAAGCTTGATGTTAAGTTAGTGGCATCTGTTCATGACGAATACCAATTCGAAGTAGCAAACAAAGATGTGGGAGAGTTTTGTAGCATCACAAAGATTGCTATTAAAGAAACTGAAAAGACATTGAAGTTAAGATGTCCTCTTGATAACGATTACAAAGTAGGAGTAACATGGACAGAGACACATTAGAACCAAAGATAGAAGATAGAAAAAAGTTTGATTTAGATTTGAAGTATGGTAAAGTAAAAGAAAAAATTATTGCTGACATGCTACAAGATAAGAAGATAGAAGTAAAATCTGAAAGAGGTATGTGGTTAGATACTGGTAACATAGCGATTGAATTTGAAAGCTATGGTAAACCTAGTGGGATTGCATCCACTGAATCAGATTACTGGTTTCATAATCTTTGCATAGGAGAGGAGATATATGGGACACTGGTATTTAAAACTGATATGTTAAAGAAGATTATAAAGAACACACCTAATAAAAGAGAAGTATCTGGTGGTGATAACAAGGCTTCTAAAATGTATTTAATGAATATACAGAAATTATTTAATGTAGATATTATTAAAAAATCAATAGGAGATATTAATGACTGAAGAAGTTTGGAAAAAAATTACAATACCAATGTTTTTTAGAGGTTATGAAATAAGTAACAAAGGAAACATAAGAACTAATTGGAAAAAACATGCGAATCAATACAAGAGAGAACAACAAGAAACTTGGAGAGAGCATAAATCATATCCATATCATAAAGGAGGTAAGAGGTTGAGTGGTGTTGTTAAACAATATATGCAAACAAAATTAAATATTAGTATTAAAGAATTAGAGAAACAAACATACCATGAATACTACAGAAAACATAAGTATGTTACATCAATTTCTTATGATGTACATAGATTAGTAGGATTACATCACATAGAATTAAAACCAAGTAATATAAAAGGTTTAAATATGACAGATGAAGAATGGAAAAATGTTCCTGACGTATTAAAAAATTTTATAAGAGACTGTATAACAGTTAATCATAAGGATAATAATAGTTTAAATAATGATGTCTCTAATTTAGAGTTTTGTACACAAAAGTATAATACTCATCACTACTATAAAGAACATTTTACAGAAGATAAAAGAAAAGAAAGTTCAAGAAAAACAATTTTAGGAATGAAACTAAAAAAAAGTGTTGACAGTGATGCACAAAATGTGCTATAATATAATTTTAATAACCAAAAAAGGAGAATACACGTATGAGTGTAATTAGTGGAACTGCTTATTGGGCAAGCATAACAAGTCCAAACACAACATTTGATGCAGATGGTACATGGAGTATTGATGTAGGTAATCTGGATGCAGACAACAAGGCTCTCGCAGAAAAAGATGGTCTTGCTATAAAGAATAAAGGTGATGACAGAGGAGACTTTGTTAGCATCAAAAGAAACGTCAAAAGAAAAGATGGTAACTTAAATAGTGCACCGGAAGTTCTTGATGCTCAGAAGAGAACCATGATGAATACATTAGTTGGTAATGGTTCTAAAGTAAATGTACTATACTCTACATATGAGTGGAAGTTTAAAGGTAGAGCAGGAGTATCTGCTGACCTTAAAAAGGTACAGGTAGTAGACTTAGTTCCTTATCAGGGAGATGCAGATGATGCATTTGATGTAGTACCTGATGGTTACTCTGCTGATGCAGACGAAAAAATTCCTTTTGCCTCTTAATTAAAAGGATAGTGGGAGGCCGTTTACCTGAACAGTCTCTCACGTTTTATATATGAAAAATATAGATGCAATAGTTGAAGATATATGCAGTTTATTTGAAAAGAAAAACGAAGAACTTACTGAGAAAGAAGTAGATAAATGTATAGATGATTTTGCTAGTTCGGTTAAGGTTCATGTAAAAGATTTCTTAAAGCAGATGCCTCAAGATAAACCTAGGTTAAGATTGTCAACCATAGGTAGACCAGACAGGCAATTATGGTATGATTTCAAAAAACCTCATAACGAACCTCTTGCACCTAGTACCAGGATTAAGTTCCTCTATGGTTATATCCTAGAAGAATTATTAATTATGCTTGCTTCTATCTCTGGACATAAGGTAACTCAACAACAGAAGCAAGTAGAAGTGGAAGGAGTTAAAGGACATCAAGATTGTTTTATTGATGGTGTATTAGTTGATTGTAAGAGTGCCTCTGGTAGAGGATATAATAAATTTAAATATAATAATTTATCAACTGACGACCCCTTCGGATACATTCCTCAGATATCTGCATACGCAGAAGGTAATGGAGTAAATGAAGCCGGTTTTCTAGTTATTAATAAATCTACAGGAGAACTATGTTATACAAAAGTACATTCATTGGAGATGATAAATGCTAAAGAAAGAGTTAAGAAGATTAAAGAAGTGGTTAAGTCTGATACTGCACCGGACAAATGCTACCCTGCTGTTGCTGATGGCAAGTCTGGGAATTATAAGCTTGCTACTGGTTGTATTTATTGTAGTCATAAGCATACTTGTTGGAGTGATGCTAATAGTGGTGAAGGACTTCGTGCTTTTAATTATTCAACTGGTAAAAGATATCTCACACATGTTGAGAAAGCACCTAACGTAGAGGAAGTACATGATAAATA